GTTAGGTCTTACGACCTACTTAGGTCCACTGTGAAGTGGCACCCGTTTGACGAACTAAGCGCGAATGATCCTTACTCTTTACATGGGCAACTAAACGCCGTAGGCGCTGTCCTGTAAGTTTGGATCGAATAAACCTTTTGGGCTTACTCTTCAACCAAATAACGGTGTCAACGTCCACATCATAGATGGATGGTATCCGGTCAGTATGACCCGACCGGAGACACTCCCAGTAGTATGGAGTTAAGCATAGGACAGGGCGGTCGCCGACTACTTTCTTGTAGAAGGGGAACTCCCAAGCCATCTTGCTTTCAGACCATAGGACCTGAGAACCAGTGAGTGCACATGGGGGTGAAGACACCCGGATGCCCGCATCACTAGAGTAGAACTCTGGAACATAACAGACGAAGTGGTCCTCAGCTAGCAATATGCTTGTGAGGTACTCGTACGTCGAAGGAATCTCTTCCTTCTTCCAGCGTTGCAACAATCCATTAATCATCTTGTAGATGAACATCATGTATTGAGGCTTGCTCATCCCTGACGCGTCGCCCTCCGGTTGGAAGGGTCTCACATCAGTACCGTGGTAGTAATCACCACCACAGGACTCACGGAAAAAGGACTCCACAAAAGTTTTGTCCTCGTTCACCTGGAAACGTAACAGTGAAAAAACACCCAGAACAACCGGGTGCATCTTACGATGATAAATTAAATCATCACCGTAAACTGAAACGAAACCAGGGCTCTTAGTGAGCCGTCTAATACTCTCAAGTATGGAGTAGAAGACTAGCGTTTCAAGGGGGAATGTAAAACCAATTCCCATGGTCATGAACGAATGCATATACAGCCGATTAAGGCCATGCTCGTTTTCATGATGGAAGTGACGGATTCGGCCTTTATTAAGGGCAGTCATCCAATCACGCGGTATAATCCGATTAAGCAAGGCGAAAGTAATACTATCGCTAGCGCTTGAAAGGTCAGCAGTAACATGTGACCTAGTTTCGGAAAACCGTTTAGCCAACACTTTGTGACGCTCTTGGAGCGTCCTGATGTTGAGTCCATTACTCTTTAAACGATCGCTAATGTAATCCCCAAGCCCGGCAGTGTAAAAACTGCCGAGCGTTGTATTGGGCATTATTGATCGTAAAGCCTTGAAACTTTTTGGAACGTTCGTCAAGCTTAAGGTATCACATACCTCGTAGTATGGCTCTTTTTTAGAGCACTCTACTAGCGACCTACCTAACAATTCATCAGATAGGAGGTGATCGTGGAACCACCCAATATGATCACGTGAGCCTGTAAGGACAGACAGCTTCTGATCTAAGTAACTATCAGAAAGCGAATTTCCGAACGTAGCCCTCTTCGCAAATCGGCATAAGTTAGCATGTACAGCCGCATCGAAACGGCCTAAGATACGCTTGCAGATCGAACGCGCTAGTTGCAAAACAGGAAACAGTCGATGACTGTCGTACTGCTCGCAATCGCTAATTCTGATCTGACACCCCAACAGTTTTTCAACCGTAAGGGTTTCAAGCTGAGTCTGAGTGTACTTGTCTCCTTTGAACCGGTATCGTTTGAACAGGGATTGTAGCTGGTAACAACGCTTAAAGGTATCAACGGGAGCATTACTAAAACCTGGATAAGGAATATCCCGGTAAGTAGCAATGTCACCCGACAAAACCGAAGAGCGGAGGTCAGTGAAGTTCCCATAATTCAAACCGAAGTCCTCAAGCAGATGGATCCACGTCATTTTCATGGCGCGATCCGAAGAAAATCGTTTCCGATGCTTCTTCGTCTTTTCCATTCCTCACATCCTTTTAGCTAAAAGCTAAGGTTAGGCCAGAGAACCGGCCGTACGGAAGTCAACAGTATCAGTATCAAAGCAGAGCTGTGCTCCGCTTGTATACAGCTCAGCCTTTTCGGCCGCTGTAGAAGACGGTGAGTAACCGACTTCGATCTTGATATAGTTGTTAGAAATGGAGCCATCAGCTTCGAGTTTCGGTCGAGTGAGGTTGAAAAACCGCTTTTCCTTCCCTAAGTACTTGCCTGTATTGGCATCAAATTTCGGGATTTGAGTCCGAAATTGTACGTGGGGTCGGATTCGCAGATCAGCCTCAGTTGCGTCGGCTACGTGAAGGCCATTCGTTACTGTCTGACCGTCGGGGGTGTAAGTTTTGCTAACACCCCCAGTGGCGGAACATGTTCCGCCCACTAACAACGTGAGATTATTCAGAGCCATGTTAGGCTATCTCCTGAATTTTTGGAGCGCCTGCGTCGCAGGAGCCCATGCTAATGAGAGACTATCCAAACCTCGATTGAGGTTCATGATAGTCGGGTTAACCGACGGCAACGCCGGTAGGCCTGTGCTAAACACTCTCTTCAAAGTCTTCTGCTCTTCGGAGTACTGGGAATCAGTTCCAAAGAACTTCCCTGAATGACTAGGATGAGTTGCGTATTGACACCTGGTTGTTACCCGCCGTTCTTCAACGTGCGAGATAGACATACCGAGTGGCGCGCAAGAGGGATTTTGGACTTTCGCCCTAAGAAAATCCCCTGTGTTAAAAGCCCAGTCAACCACAAACGAGAACGGTACTAGCTCCCATATGAGACTAGGTAGGTCATGTAGACCTGCTCCTGTATCTGCACTGGGTGGCGTAGTTCGACTGTAATAAACAGTCGCCACCGTAAACCGTTTGTAGGAGGTTTCCACCTCCTTCATTACTTGGATGTACTGCGCAACGACTGCCCCAGAGGGTACGGCTGTTACAGCCGGATTCTGGGTAAATCGCGAAGATTCCCTAAAGAGTTTCGAGATATCGAATTGGGTTTTCGACCTGAAACGTTCTCGTAGCATATTAAAGTCTGAAACAGCCGGCAATATGCCATATCTGTACTCCAGCCATTGATCTGCCATGTACTTTACAGGGTTCTTCCAACGTCTGCTACCTCCCTTCACCATTTGCATGATTAGGGATCTAGCACCGTTGAGCGGGTTGATCATCATACCTAACGTTTCCTTCGCCTCTGCAAGCAGAAGACCTAGATCGCTGCTTGGTGAATTCATCTTGGCATAAGCCTTGATTTTGCACCGTTCCGCAGCCGTCGGGTCAGACCAGCCTGGAGATGTGTCACATGATGACGTCGTTACTGACGCTATCAAATCGCCAGTCCACTCGTAACCTAAACCCCATCCCCTAGAATAAGGGATGAGTAAAGTGCCGGGTGTACTACTGGAGGAGTACTTAGTAATCGTAACAGGGTTAACCGCAAAGCGGCCTGGAACGAACTTCGTACCGGGAGTCTTCATGGGATCAATCATTTGGTACCAACCTTTGTTGGTATTCATTCCAAGTGTTGACTCATAATACGTAGAGCCGTTTTCAAAGAAGGTTCTAATCTTCGATGTTGACGGCCCACGAAAGTCCCGCGTTCCTCTAGTCATCTCTGTACCTCACAAAATAATGTGATTTTGCTTGCCTGCTGACTCCACACGACTCGGAGTTGGGTTGCCCCGCATCCTCGTACTCAGGTCTCGGTTTCCCTACACCTTTGAACGGTCAATCCACAAGACCGCCCGCGCTTCGTTCCAGGGTCCCTGGTTGCTTCGACGAATATAAGATGGGGCCGGAATCTTGACCGGCTATCCATC